ACCGATGCTGATGCTGCCATTACGGCTGCTGGTGCTGGTGTCAAGCAAGAGAACGTCGGTGCTCTGTATGGTGGTTCCCGTGATGTGGGTACGATCCTTGGCAAGATGCCGATGCTCACTGAGCAAGGTGGTCGTGTCAACCGTGTCGGCTTCACTCGTCTGGAACGGAAGGGTGAAATCCAAGAGTACGGCTTCTTCATGGAATGGACTGAAGATTCGCTGATGTTCGATACCGATTCCGATCTTTACGGCCACCTGAGCCGTGAGATGCTGCGCGGTGCGAACGAGATCAACGAAGATCTGCTTCAGGCTGACCTGCTGGCTGCTGCTGATGTGAAGGTGTATCCGGGTGTCACAACTGCGATTCACGAAATCTCGGGTGCTCAAGGTGCGGTCGATCTTCTGACTGTTACTGACCTGAAGCGTCTGTCGGTGACTCTGGATGACAACCGCACGCCCAAGAAGACCACGATCATCAAAGGTAGCCGTATGACGGATACCCGGACGATCTCGGCTTCGCGTATCGCCTACATCGGCTCCGAACTCCAGATCATGATCTCGGAGTGGGCAGACTTCGTGCCTGTGGAGAAGTACGCCGATGCTGCAACCATTATGAACGGTGAGATCGGGGCAATCCCAACTGCTCATCTCCGTATCGTTGTGGTTCCGCAGATGATGCGTTGGCAGGGTGTTGGTGCTGCTGAAGGCACCAATGGTGGCTACCAAGCGACCGGTGGTCGTTACGACGTGGCTCCGCTGCTCGTGATCGGTGATCAGGCATTTGCGACCATTGGTCTGCAAGGCATGGGTACTGGTGCGAAGGCGAAGTTCCGGATCATCGTGAAGAAGCCGGGTGAGAAAACTGCTGACCGCAGTGATCCTTACGGCAAGATCGGGTTCTCCTCGATCAAGTTCTTCTACGGCTTCATCAAGCTCCGTGGTGAGCGGATGGCCGTGGCGTACAGCCCGATCCCGGAATAAGTCTATTCCATATGAACTGATTGAGGCCCCCTAGTGGGGCCTCTTTCATTTGCCAAGGTATTTAGTCTGTGTTAAGCGGACTTCACCATGGTAACTCACAAAGGATGAACCCAATGGATGATATCTCCAACAAAACCAACGAAGAACTCCTTACTCTGGTCATGGAGACGGATGACAAAGAAGTTCTGCGGTTTATCGCCAATGAACTGGAAGTGACTTTCTCCGGCAACACAGGGAATTTGACTCTGAAAGAGAAGATCGTTCCTGTGCTGGAAGCTCGTCTCGAAGCAGAATCCAAGCCAGATGAAGATGACCCCATCATGGCTGCTCTGGCTTCGAAACCTGAAGTCGTTGAGGCTCAGGCTGCTGCCAAGAAAGAGCGGAAACTTCTGGATCTTCCGAAAACTGCACTGGCAGAAATTGACCCCCATACTGCGGGTCTGTCTGACATCGAGAAACGTGCTATCGTTCGTGCGAAGGCAATGCGTCTTCATCGTGTGCGTGTTTCGAATCTGGATCCTGCTGACTCTTCGCTGCAAGGTGCAATTGTCACGGTCTACAACAAGTTCACGGGCAAGGTGTCGAAGTACATTCCCTTTGGTGAAGAGAATGACTACGGCTGGCATGTGCCTGAGATCCTGATCAATGAACTCAAGAGTCGGACTTTCAATGTCCGCAAAGAGGTCAAACGTCCGGGTCAGAGCTTTGGTGTGAAAGAATATCGCACTGTTCAACAACGGAAATTCGCCATCGAATATCTTGAACCTCTGACTGCTGAGGAACTCAAGAATCTGGGCGATGACCAGAAAGCACGCGGAGCAATCGACACGACTGCTGCGTAAGCGTATAGAGGGTCGTGAACCAAGGAGAATTTGCCATGTCTGATAAATTCGTAAACTCTGACAATTCGTCTACTCTGGCGAATAACCTGTTCACGGCCCTCACTGCTGGTGTGACGATTCCTCCGTCCCCAGACTTCTCTGATCCGAAGTATGATTTCACTCCGGATGAGACGACTGATCTTTACAAGGACATTGTTGGTGCAACCGTCGCAGAAGTAACCCTCGGTGAGAATACCATCGGGGGTACTGGTGCATTTGACGTGTTCATGACTGCAATGGACAAGCACCTTGAGCGTGAGTTCAAGGGTAATCGAATCACTGGTTCACAGTACGCAGAGGTCTATACCGCTGTGGCGAATCAGGTGATGGGACAAGCTGCTTCCTTCGTTCTCCAGAAAGATCAATCTCGCTGGAATGCTGTGACTGCTCAGATGCAGGCACGTATCGCTGAGATTCAAGCCACTGAGGCTCTGATCAATCTGGAGCGAACCAAGATTGAAGCTCTGAATGCCAACTTCCAATTGAACCTGACTGCTGCTCAGTATGCACTGACCAAAATGCAGATCGCTACGGAAGAGGCTTCTCATGATGCAGTCACTGCGGATGTGGCTGCCAAAGAATACACGGTCAACTATCTGCTGCCTGCTGATCTGGCCATCAAACACTATGAGCGTCAGCAAGTGATGCCAACCGGTGTGGCTGTTCAGAAGGTTCAGGTGGATCGTATCCTGCCTGCACAGGCTGCAATCGCTGAGTTCCAGAACCGTGTTCTTCAGCCTCTGGAACGCGATATCCAGTTGCTGCAACGTGATCGCATTATCCCCACTCAGGCGGATATCGAAGACTTCAAGCGTGACAACATTCTGCCGATTGAACTGGCTCAGGCTCAGCACGTCGTCAATGTTCGTCAGCCTGCTGAGTCGGAACTCATCTTTGAACAGATCGAGAAAGAGCGTGCAAACACTCTCGATACCCGTCGTGATGGTCTTACTCCGATCTCTGGTGTCATTGGTTTGCAGAAGCGTAACCTCGACGTGGATGCAGACATCAAGGACTACAACCTGAACAACACCCTTCCGACGCAGCTTACCCTGCTTGGAAAGCAGATCATTCTTACCACTGAACAGGGTGAGAAAGAACGTGCTCAGACTCTGGACACTCGTTCGGATGGTGCAACGGTTGAAGGTCAGATCGGAAAGCAGAAGGATCTGTACGATCAGCAGATCGACAGCTTCATCAAGGATGCTCAACAAAAGGCTGGTAAGCTGTTTCTCGATACGTGGATCACTCGTAAAACTCTGGATGATGCTGTGCAGCCTGCTATCGAGTTTGAAGTCGATGCGGTGGGTGATGTGCTTGGAGCTATCCGGACGAACAACAACCTGTAAGGAGAAGTCATGGGTCTCTTCTCCTCCAAGAAAATCATTACGGTCTCGTCCACCCTCTACAACATGGCAGGGGATGAACGGGACCGTCCTGATTTCCTGAAAGGCACGGTCTTCTCGTCCGTGATCAGTAATAGTCCGTCTATCGCTGATGACCTGAATACAGCTTACATGGGTGGTCCGGGGCTTCAGCAAAAACAGTTCTTTCAATACTATGATCGAAACAACTTTCCCGGACTTCCTACTGCATCAATCGTGAATACAGTCACATTGAATCCTTTGGATGTTCAGCCTGAGATCCCTCTTTCTCCAGTACCTCCTGCTCCTGCTGGTTTGAATCTCAGGTGCTATGCTGCTGAAGTGACTGATGGATCTTTTGAGTCTTGGATCGAACGATGGATTCTACAGAATCATCCAACTCGAATTGGTGAAGATTGGCTTGGTGAATATGAACCAAGTACCAATGAGTTTTCTGTGGAATTTCCCAACAACGATACCTTCATTTGGACGAACAACATTGCTCCAGTCTATAGCCCATCGAAACGCTATATCGTGGCAAAGTACATCGAGTATCTGGATGAAAGCGAAGAGGCTGTTCAGACTGGTTCTGAGACAGTAGACGATCCTGTTTTGCCTGATACGACAGGCTTCACCAATCTTGTGACTTCAGGAACTTTCACTCCTGTCACTCTTCAGAGAGTTCGTAATACAATTCTCTCTTACAACAATGGAGATCCTGATCTTCAAGTCGAAACAAACGTCGATGCTGATGTGCCGGGAGAAGTCCATAATTGGAATCAGGAATGGGAAAAGGAAACCGTAACCTCTGTGAGTGGTCTTCAGGTTCAGGGTCTTCGTGAGCTTCTCTATATCCAAGCAACAGATGTAGTGACCAATGACTATTCCAATGTGGTAGTTACTCAGACTGATCTGGGTGGTGGGGTAATTGAAACCCGAACTGAAACTACCACAGGAGAACAGGTAACTGATCAATACACTCATCGAATTGATACTCAGATTCTTCTGAGTGGAAATCAGTATGGGCCAGAGCAAATCTTCATCTACGAACTGAATACAGGAAACTCGATTCTTGATGCTTTGGTTCAAGATGTTGATGTTTCTGGTTTGCCGCAGGAATTCTTTCCTTTCATGCCAGTTAGGATCAACAACGTATCTGTGGCAGATCCAGTGTATGCAGATCTCTATGATGACATGTCCAAAGCCTATAAAAGAGGTTTTGGATACAAAAGGAAATTTGGATCCCTTGTAGAATCTGTTGAAGAGAATCCTTCAATTGCAGACATCGACTATGCTTATCTCTGTTTTGGAGCATCTCTGAATGTAAAAGAGATGGCTTGTCGTCGATACATATTCAATTTCTTCCAGAAGATGATTCCATTTCAGTCTGGTGGCTCTGGATCGGCAATGGCCAATCTTCAAACTCAAGTAGATGAATATGATGCTGCTCTTCAAGCTCTTCGTGATTGGGAGACTGAAGTTGCAAATATGAACCAAGACAGACTTTGGACTGAGCTTCCTCCTCGTCCTGAGATTCCTGCTATCAGCCCTCCTCCAACGAATACCATTACACTGGCAGAGGCTTCTCTTGGTTTCGATATTCGTATGGTTTGGGTCCATGCAGAAGTGAACCAGTTCAATGGAACTTTCACTCGTCAGGATTCTGATGTTCTGGGACAGCAAGCTAAGAATAACGATATCGAATTGCGTGTGGGAACTCCTTTTACATGGGAAGAAAGAGAATCCTACAACACACGAGACGGAGAAAAAGAAAGAGTAATTCAGAAGTCAATTCCTTCGATGGAGATCTGGTGGCAAACTGATCCCGGATCTTATCGAGTTATGACTGTATGGGGTCTTGTATCATACAACTACATTTACGGTGGTAAAGCAGTTGTCATTACTTCAACTGAAGCTCTTCAGGATACTGAGGAGTCTGGTTTCTTGGTTCCACTCCATTATCCAACCATGTTGGAAATAGGGATTGTAGATTATACCCAAATGGCTACAGCCAATTCACACATCCTATTTAACAGCTATGAAGTGACAAAACAGAGATGGTATGAGAGAGGGATCTTCAAGATTCTCTTGGTCATTGCCATTTTGATTGTGGCTGTTATTGCTTTTCCCGGTGCATTTTCAGCCGGTGGTGGGATTCTGGGAGGTAATCTCGCGCTTGGTACAGCCTTGGGTCTTACAGGTACAGCAGCCCTCGTAGCAGGTGTGGTGGCCAATTACATTGCTTCGATCATCATTGCTGAAGTTCTGAAGATCGTAGGTACTACTCTCTTCGGTGAGAAGTGGGGTGCTCTGTTTGCTGCTATTGCTGGTTTCGCAATCGGTGCAGCAATGACGGGTATGAAGATCTTCTCTGCAAAAGGTATCTTGGGTCTGGGTAATGCTCTGGCAAACGGCTATGCTGGATGGGTTCAGGGCAATATTGCTGAGATGCAAGAAGATCTTGTTGGGGAACAAGATGCTTACGAAGAGACGATGGACAAGATCAATGAAATGCTGAAAGACCTCTATAACCAAAACGGATTGAATTTCAATCCGATGAGCCTTATGGATGGGACACGGAACACTGGCGGCAGTGGCGGCTACCTTCCTGAAACCCTAGATGGGTATATCAGCCGTACAACCATGACTGGGGGAGATGTTGTAGATCTCACCTTTGCTATGGTAAATGACTTCGTAGAGATTCAACAAACACTGCCGAGGAATTGATCATGACTGCACTCTCTTGGGGAAATACTCTTGGCGATGCCACGATGAATGGCTCGGATATGTCAAATCTGGGCTTTGCCACTGGTCAAGTGGTTTCGAACCCTGTCGGTGCGACAGGTGCTTCTGTTTCTGCTCCTATCAGCGGTGTGACTGATACCTCCACTGTTCTGAGCAATCCGGGAACGGCTGCTGGTCAGACAGGTGGTGCAGGAAACTTCTGGTCGAAAGATGGTGGTGCTGGCCTCATCCTTGGTGGTGTTCAGGTTCTAGGGAACCTCTGGAACTCTTATCAAGCCAACAAGATGGCGAAAAAACAGATGTCCTTTGCTCGTGAGCAGTGGAACACCAACCTCGCAAACCAAACACAAACGTACAACACCGCTTTGGAAGATCGGATTCGTGGTCGTTACGCTGAAGGCGTTCGTTCAGAAGCTGATGTCCAAGGTGAGATCGACAAACACAGCCTCTAAGGAATAGCCCATGTCCCGAGATCAACGACTCGTATGGCGCGAACTGAGCCAAGCCCAACCGAACGTGGCTCCCCTTTTGGCTCAGGCCAATGAGGGTTTCAACAATGCTGCTGATGCGGCTGGATCCATTCTGGAACGCTACCAGAGTGGTCGAGAATCTATTGGTGATCGTGAAGCCGCACGTCGTCTGGCTGGGATCAATGATGAAGCTGAATTTGATTCGTTCCTTGCAAATGGTGGTCTTGCTGATCTTCAAATTTCGAGAGAGATGCAAGCTAACCTGATGAACATGCGTGGAACTGCTCTGGGTTATCAGAACAACCGTTCGATCATGAATGATCGAGATACTCGTACTGGTCTTGCAGTGAATGCTGATGCTCGTCTTGGAGATCTTCATGGTGTTGCCATGGAAGATCATCGCTGGCGTCAAGGTGCTCGTGCTGAAGAGGCTGGTCTATCTGGACTCTATGTGGCTGATCGTCTTCATGGTCAGACTCATGGAACCACTGGTGGTGCTGCAACAGCTTCAACAGGTGGTGAAGATGTACCATGGCTTCAGATGCAGAACCAAGATGCAATTCGAAATGGTGCTTTGTCTCCAGAATTGACTCGTGCCATGGGCTTTCTTGGTGACATGGGTATCACTTTCCGTGTGAACTCTGGTGGACAGAATCCCGGAGAAGGAACCGGTTCCAATCGTCATGATCATGGTAATGCTGCTGATGGTGATCTCTACATGGGAGATACCATGCTCGACTGGAACAACCCACAACACATTCCTATTCTTCAGGAAGTGGTTGCTCGTGCTCGTTTGAACGGTGTCACCGGTATTGGTGGTTCAAACAGCTATATGGGTGCTGGTCGTATGCACTTTGGTTTTGGCAATGAAGCTGTATGGGGTGGTACT